ATTATATCAATTCCGTTCTTAGACAATTCATTTAACCAAAGTTGTTCCCGAATATATGTTTTAACGTGAGCCTTTGTAGTTGTCATAACTTGATTAGGCTTTACTATTCCGTAAGCTTTTATTTGCATCTTTTCATTTCGACAAATGAAATAGGTCGTTTTATTTGGTTTATTTATCTCCATAATTATGCAGTTCCTCCATCAGTTATAGTCCATCCATAAGTTGAAATTAAGCTCGCTCTTGCCGTTGCAGCTGCTCCACCTGCCGTATATGTAGAATCCCAAAAGTTAGGCGTTAACCCTGTATTTGGTGCTTGTGATTCCCACCCTATTAATAAAGCATCATAGTTAGCCGTTGACAATGTTACAAACGCCATTATGTTTGTCATACTCGTTGCCGAACCTATATTCCACGCACTTAAATTTTGATCAAAAGCAACGCAACCTCTAAATGTACTACTGAATATTGTTATAAGGCTAACATCCCAACCGCTTAGATTCCCATTAAATAAAGTACAGTCCCTAAAGCTATCTTTTAAAGATGTCGTGCTTACGATTGGTGTGTCCGTAGCAGTCCAAGTCATATTAGTACAACCTCTGAACGCTGAATGTTCAGTTAAGTTAAACTCGCCCACATTGCTAACATTAGTTACCTTTAACTTATCACCTCCGTTGTTGAAATACCATCCTTTAACCTCGCCCTTAATACTTATATTGTATACACCTGAAGAAGAATATTCGTGTAAAGTTTGGCTTTGATTGAAGGATGTAATATTATCTGTACTACCATCACCCCAATTCACAACAATAGAGATAGTTCCGCTGCTAATTAATGGCAATTGAAACTTATTGTTTGCCGAACCCGCCAACGCAGTATTAACTGTTAAATCAAAGTTAGCGTTAAAACTACTAGCTATTGCTCCGATTGTATTTTGTATGGCTATTATCATATTAGCTTAAAGCTACAATGTCTTGTGCAGTTGTTCCTGCAGCGTAAATTTTATTTACTTTAACTGGAAGAATACTTCCTGCTGCCACCGCTACAAATATAACTCCTGTACCTAAATCTGCTGCATCAACCTTTACATTACCTCCAACACCAATGTATAACATCTTTTCTACTAATGTTACATCAGAACTTACCGCTCCACCACTATCTACTGATACTGCTTCGGTAGCTTGTAATTTAATTTGATTTAAAGCCATAACTATATTTCTCTTTTAGTTGATTCGCCTAATTTATCTAAAGGCATCATATTACTTTGCATATAAACTTTTTCACTTTCGCCACCCATAGAGTTCATATCTTCGAACGCTCTAACTTCATCAGGAGTTAATACACCGATGTTTAGTAAAGTTCTATAGTAATCTGCTCTTGACTTTGAATCACCTCTTAAAAGAGCTGTAACATTAAATTTGAAATATTGAGAACCTTTTTTATTGAAAGGAATTAATTTTTGGTTTAAAGCCATTTCAATTCTCTTAATCCACGGTGTAATCGTATGGACCACAAAATCTATTTGCTGCGCTTCAATATTGCTGTAAGTTGCTGAAGATAAGTCATTTACGAGATGATTCGGTACTCTGAATATACGGCAAATATCGCTAACTTGATATTGTCTAGTTTCTAAGAATTGTGCTTGATTGTTTGGAATCTGCCTAGCAGTAAAGTCCATTCCTTCTTCAAGGATAGCTGTTTTACCTGCATTGATTGAACCGCTATAGGTTTGATTCCAACTTGCTCTAAGTCGTTTAGCCGTTTCAGGTTTTAGAGTTCCAGGATGGGTGATGATACCCCCGATTGAAGCGGAATTTTTAAAGAATGATCCTGCAAATTGCTCTATAGATAAAGATACACCTAAAGATTCTGCTGAAGTTTGTATTGGGCTTTTACCCATAATACCATCAGTTGATAAACCCTTTATGTGTAGCATATTGTCAGAGGTTACTTTACCTGTAATTGGATAAGGTACAACTTCATTTTGCTCAATATTATAGTAAACTTCCCTACCATCAGGTGATATATAAACACTTACATCATTAGATTGTATAGGTATGATTTGAGTAGGTAAACCTCCGTTGTTTCTTTCGATGTAAGCAAAGAAATTACCATCTAAACATAAATCAACTAAAGCTTTCTCAAAGAAGCTAAATGAATTAAAAAGTGTAGATGGTTGTTCGCCTATTAAAGAGTGGAGTGGATTGTCAGATAAAATAAACCTCTTATTGCTTTCATCTTTTTCGTATAAAGATATTGGTAAAGAAGCAATAGTTTCTGAAATTACTTTAACGCAACTCCAAACGGTTGATAATTGTAAAGCACGTTCTTTAGTTATGGCTTGACCTGAACTGTTACCAGTAAAGGATTGACCGCTTAAACTTGTGTTATAAAACCTTTCTTCGGTAGGTTGTACCTGTGGTTTTCTCTTAAAAAAATCTAATAATGTAGCCAATTCTTTATGAGTTTAATGCCTTTATCCATATACATATATACAAATATACGTTTTGTGAACCATTATTTGTATTTATTTTTCAAGTATTTATTGATTTTTTCTAAACTTTTGTAAATTTGTCTATTAGAAACACCCTTAATAGTAGCTATTTCTGACACTTTTAAGTTGCAAACAAACCTTAAATTAACTAAATCTCGTTCTTTTTTAGTTAAATAATCATTAATTTCTAACCAAACTTGGTCCGCTAAAGGATTGTAATCATCTTCAATGATAGGTAAGTTTAAAATCTTTTGTCTATACTTTTTGTGAAACGGTGAACTAGAGGACAGTACTTGGTTTGTTATGATCCTAGAAACGTAAAACTTAAAATGACCATTCTCATAAATGGTTATTATAGATTCATATTCTTGAGTTAAAAGTATTAAACAAACCTCTTGTGTTAAGTCGTTAAGGAAATGTAAATCATTATTAGTCCTTAAAACATTTGATGCAATCTCTTTAATAGCAGAGTATTGGGATTGTATAATCTCGTTTTTAGAGAAAGAATATTTCTTTTTCATCATAAGCTGAACCGCCTTTGTTTTTGTTTTGCATTGCCTCGGATAGTGCCATTATACAAGCGACAATACCATCAATCTTTTCGTTACTACGGGACTTGTCGGGTTTCACATTATCGGCACTATCGTGATTTAGTACTACGTTTGACATCATCCAACGTAAAACAGGATCACCACCGTGTCTTAACTTTCCACTAAGAACTAATCCTTCAAACTCTTTTGTTGCAGGTGACATAGTTTTAAATCCTTGACCTACTGGAATCATAGGACAACCTTCTTCTGTAAGGTCTATCACAATTTGTGATGCGTTCCATCTATCGTAAGCTACTATCTTAATATCATATAGTTGACTTAAATCTCTTATCTTTTGTTTAATGTAATTGTAATCACAAACATCACCTGGTGTATAGATAACGTGACCATCTCTTTCCCACTTATCGTAGTTTACTTTATCCCTTTGTGACCTTTTCTTTGCGTTTTCTTCGGGTATAAAATTAAAGTTTATAATGTCGTAACCTTCTTCTTCGTCAGGAAACAATAATGATAGACAAGTAACATCTCTAGTACTAGCTAAATCTAAACCTGCGTAACAAACTTTTCCTTTAAGGGATTCTAAGTTAACCTCGTTAGAACATCCCATCCATTGAATATCTGAGATAAACCTAGAGCTACTAGAAACCCATTGATTAACGTGTAATCTTCTAAAGGTATTTTCGTAAGAAGGTTCATTTTGAGCTTTTACCGCTTGTTGCTTCATATACTCTTCCTTGATGATTGAACCATAACCAGGATTTGCTTTTCTCCAAACTTCTTCGGTATAAATATCATCATCTTCGGCAGCTTCATAAACAACCCCTAAAAAAGAATCGTCCTCAATTGAACCATCAATAAGTTTCTTGCTATAATCGTAAAGTTCCCTAGAGATGTGATCCTTTTGGTTACCTGCTCCTGCTGTCGTGATACCTAACATCAACGGTTGCCTCCTCGCTCCCATACTCGTAAGAAGCACATCGTAGAGGTCACGATTTTTATGTGAGTGAATCTCATCTAGTAAACAACAAGATAAATTTAAACCGTGTTTTGTATCTGCATCTGCTGAGATGACTTTGTAGTACGACCCCACCTTGTCGTAAGTGATAGAATCTCTGAATGTACCTGCTCTTTTTATAAGATTAGGTTCTTGCAAAACCATCTGTTTGGCTATACTGAAACTCAACCTGGCTTGTTCTTTATCTGCGGCAGCCGAAACAATTTCAGCTCCTTTCTCTCCATCAGAAAATAGCATATAAAGTGCTATACCAACCATCATAGTTGTCTTTCCGTTTTTACGAGGTATGAAGATAAAACATTGTCTGAACTTTCTTAGTTTAGTTTTCTTAGACTTCCAACCAAATATTCCTTGTATGATTTCTGTTTGCCAAGGTTCTAGCACAAACTTCTGACCTGCTAATTCCCCTTTCGTATGTTGACAAAAAGTTTGTATAAAGTCCGTAGCTCGTTTGGCTGATACTTCGTCAAAGTAATATCTTGACTTATCTATTCTGTGTAAATTATTCGCCACCTTGAAAAAAGTTTTCTATTTTAACATCAGGTGTTCCTGCCACTTGTTCCATAGCATTTACCTTTGCTCGACTCGATGGAGTTAAACCAAATTCTTTTAGTAATTGAAAGACTCTAACGAAAGCTTGATTGGCTATCTGAACTTCTGGCCGTATAGTTGGTTTTGAGTTTCCCTCTCTTGACATAATCTCAACCGTTGCACCCAAAGTATTTACAATTTCTTTAGCACTTTTGTATTCGCTATAAGCATCGCAAAGTAGCGTTAAGGCTAATTCGTCAGCTTGAGTAAGGACAGCCATATCGTGAAGCAAAATACTCAGTTCACTAAATGCTATTTTTCCATCCTCACTAAGCCAACTGGGGGTGGGAGGTATACTACTTGGAAGTTTAGGCTCGTTAGGATTTGTTCTATCGGCTCTTAAAGTTCCACGTTGTCTTTTTATTTCTGTCGGCAATAAATTCATATTAGCAAATGTAGTCCTTTTTATATTAATAATATACATAATCTTTATCTTTATCCTTATCCTTATCCTTAGCCCCTACCTTGACCCCAACTTGAGGTCAACTTGACCCCAATTAGACCCCTAAAGCCATATCAATTGATTATCAGAGAGTTATCCAAACAAGTATGCATTGCATAATAAAAATATAGGTAATATTACCTAGTTAGATAAAGACTCTTTTTTGGGAATTCCCTCTGGAAAAGGAACACCCCACAACCCCTTTTTTATTGACACGATACACAGA